GAAAGCCGTGCCTCATTGAGATGGGAGATTCATCACGTTTCTCAGGTTGCGTGATCCAGGGCTTCGCCAATGTGTACGGCGAGCGCGAATATACATTCGAGAAAGTGTTTCTTGACGGGACTCGCATGGGGACGGAAACCGAGCGATCGGTGCTCAACGTTTTTCGATCTGAACGTCCACTGTTCATCGACATCGACATCGTCGGACACGATCGTTGGCCGGGAGCTATCTCCTTTGAGGGTGTGACAGGAGTGACAGTGCTGTGACGAATGGGCGGGGGACGAAGATGGGCCTGGCGACGATCGAGCCGATGCAAACGGGGTATGTGATGTCACTCGAAATGGACCGGATAGATGAGCTGCTGCTCGACTGGTACGAATGGAGCCAGGGCTACAACCCCGGCACCGACTATCAGGCATTCGACGGCACATGCGCGCAATACCGGTCAAGTCGCCAATGGATGGAGTTCGAAGACTTGGACGCAGAGGTCGAATGGAACCTGAAGAAGGCGACCGGGAAGGTGCTTGAGCCCATGATCCAGCAACTCGACTTGCGCGCTCGGGTGGCGATCAACATCGCAATGCGAAATTTCTCAAGCGGCGCCGCCGTGTGGTCGAGCCCAAGGCTGGGCGACAATTTCCAGGCCGGCGCCGAGTACGAGCGCGCCAAGGACCTCCTGCGGCCCAAACTCATTGCCGCTGGCATGATCGACAAGGGGACTTGTAAATCCGATAGAAATGCGCTATAACTGCGCCCAGTTGGGCGAGTTGCGCCCAGAGAAAACGAAGCCCCGCCGGTTACGCCGCGCGGGGCTTTTTGCTTGTGTCTCCTCCGTCGAAGCCCTCGTCGGTTTGCCTCGCCATTGAGCGGGGCTTTTTTATTCCTGGAGCCCGAATGGCAAAGCTGAGCACGCTGGCTCGAAAGCGCTTGAAGCCGTCGGACTTCGCGGATCCCAAGGACCGCAAGTTCCCGCTTGAGGACAAAGCGCACATCCGCGCGGCCGAGAGCTACGAGCGCTACGCCACGCCGGCCGAGCGCAAGAAGATCGATGCGGCGGCACGCCGCGCTTTTGGAAAGAAGCGATGATCCAACCGACCGAAGACCGAATCGTTGTGGAACCCGACGAGCTGCGCGACGACGTGACCGACGCTGGAATCGTCGTCAAGGTGAGCCAGACGATCGAAAGCAAGCGGCACCTGGGCAAGACTGGCGTGGTTGTCGCCGTCGGCCCGGGCAAGCGCAACAGCGCAGGCCACCGCGTGCCGTTGGTGCTGAACGTAGGCGACCGGATCGTGTTTGGCGAGTTCGAACATCGTGAGCATCGGGAAGACGGCAAGCGCTACCTGATCATGCGGGAAGCGGACGTATGCGGGGTGCTGGAGTGAAGCCGCCTGCCACGAGCCGAGTGTTGGTGCCGATGCCTCCACTGGGTGACGTACGGCACATGGCTCAGAAGATCCGGGCGCTGAGCTACCGCGTGCCGCTCTTCGTGCGTTTCGGCGATCGCGGCTTCACGTACTCGATTAGCGGCTGGCACGGGGCAGTGTGATGGACGCGACGCACGTCATTTGCTGCCCGGCGAGCCCGAACGACGGAAAGCGGGTGCGGGTAATTTCCGACCCGGGCTACAACGTGCGGGACGATGTTGTCGATGATCCTATGTGGGTGACGGTCGAGATGATCGATACCGGTATGGTCGGCAGCATCGAGCGCCGCTTCCTGGCCGAGGTGCAGTAATGGGCCGGCCGTCAAAACTCACCGATGCCCAGTGGGAGGCGATCGGTAAGCGCCTGCTCGCGGGCGAGTCGGCGGCCGAGCTTGCCCGCGAGTACGGCGTCAGCAAGGCGGCAGTTTCCACACGTTTTTCGAAACGCCATGAAGCCATCAAAGACGCGGCCAGCAAGGTTGTGGAGGCCGAGAAGGCGCTCTCATTTCTGAACGTTTCTGAACAGATGGCGGCTCGTTCACTTGCCGATGATCTCAAAGCGATCAGCGATCACCTCGCGGGCGCCGCGCGCTTCGGGGCCGCTACGGCTCATCGGCTGTCAGGAATCGCCCACGCCAAGGCGCAAGAGATCGACGACGTCCAGCCGCTGAACGAGCAGAGCATCGGCTCTCTGCGGGGCATCGCCGCGCTGACTAAGCTGGCGAATGAGGCGAGCGAGATAGGGGTGAGTCTGCTGCGCGCGAACAAGGAAGAGATCGAGCGCATCAACAACCCGGTGAGCGGCCGAATCGGAACGATCACGCGTCGCATCATCGACTCGAAGGCGGTTGAGACGAAATGAGCGGGCCGGAGCTGGTGCTGGACACGCCGCGGGTGTTCCTGCCTCTGCTCAAGCCCGCCCGCTACAAGGGCGCGTACGGCGGTCGCGGCTCCGGCAAATCGCATTTCTTCGGTGAGTCGGTAATCGAGCGGTCGGCGATGGAAAAGACCGATGTGGTCTGCGTTCGCGAGAAGCAGAAGTCGCTGCAGCAGTCGGTCAAGAAGCTGCTGGAGTCGAAGATCCAGACGATGAACGCCGGCTACTACTTCGACGTGCAGGACGCGTTGATCAAGAGCATCCACGGCGGCCAGATCATCTTCGAAGGGATGGCGAACCATACGGCCGAGTCGATCAAGTCGCTTGAAGGGTATGACGTCGCGTGGGTGGAAGAGGCGCAGACGCTCTCGCAAAAGAGCTTGGACATGCTGCGGCCGACTATTCGGAAGCCAGGATCTGAGCTGTGGTTCTCGTGGAACCCGCGCTTCAAGACGGACCCGGTGGACGCCCTGTTGCGCGGGCCGGATGCGCCGCCGAACGCTGTCGTCGTGCAGGCGAACTACTCGGACAACCCGTGGTTTCACGAAACAGAGCTCGTCGCGGAGATGGAGTACGACAAGCGGCGCGACCCGGACAAGTACACGCATATCTGGCTGGGCGGCTACCAGCAGAGCAGCAACGCGCGCGTGTTTAAGAACTGGCGCATCGAGGAATTCGAGCGGCCGGCGGGCACCATTTTCCGGCTTGGGGCGGACTGGGGCTTTTCGATCGATCCGAGCGTGCTCATCCGCTGCTCTATCGAAGGTAACGCGCTCTACGTCGATTACGAGGCGTATCAGGTGGGCTGCGAGATCGTGAATCTGCCGGAGTTGTTCATGAGCGTGCCGGACGCCGAGAAGTGGCCGATCACGGCCGACTCGTCGCGCCCGGAGACGATCAGCCACATGCAGAAGCACGGCTTCCCGCGCATCACTAAGGCGGTGAAGGGACCGGGAAGCCTGGAAGAGGGCGTCGAGTTCCTGAAGTCGTTCGACATCATCGTGCATCCGCGCTGCACGCACACGATCGATGAGCTGTCGCTATACCGCTACAAGACCGATCCGCTGACGGATCAGGTGCTCCCCGTTCTCGAAGACAAGGACAACCACGTGATTGATGCCCTGCGTTACGCATGCGAAGGCGCGCGCCGCGCGATCAAACGCGTGGTCAAGCCGCAGGTGTCGCGCGTGCATCATCAATTGGTCGGCGGGGCCGGAGGGTGGATGGCATGATCAAGCGAACCAAGCCGCACATCTCGTTCTATCGTGTCGGCGATAGCAGTTTCGTTCGCATCGACGTGTCGCATGTGCCGATAGGCTGGAAAGCGATGGATGCCCATATCTCGGATCGGCGGTGGGGCAAACGCAATCGCGCAATACGCAGGCTATTCGACCACGCGGTCTATTCAGCAGGCGTGCGTGGTTACAACGCGCTCACCGGGCAATCCATACCCACTGTTCCATGGGACTGGTCGCGGGGACGTCCCGCTGCTTATCCGTCGGATTATCAGCAGTACAAGTTGGCTCGGCTCGCGGAGATGCAATCGTGATTGTCGATCAAGGCGGCCGCCCCCTCGAATCGGGACGCAACTCGATCATCACCGAATGCGTCCAGAATTTGAAGGTTGCTGTCGATGCAGAGTCGCAGAATCGCGCTGAAGGGCTGCAAGACTTGAAGTTTGCCGCGGGCGACCAATGGCCCGCGATGATCCAGACCGCGCGCGAGCTCGAGCACCGGCCGTGCCTCACGATCAACAAGACGGACGCCTTCGTACGGCAGGCCGTCAACAACATGCGCGAGCAGCGGCCGCGCATCCAGGTTCACGCCGTCGCGGATGGTGCGGACAAGCAGAAGGCCGACGTCATCGCGGGCCTGATGCGGCATATCCAGGTCAACAGCAACGCCGATACGGCCTACGACACAGCGGCCGATTTTCAGGTGCGCATGGGCTGGGGATACTGGCGCGTCGCGTCGCGCTACGTGCGCGAGGACAGCTTTGACCAAGAGCTGTACATCGACCGGGTGCGCAATCCGTTCACGATCTACTTCGACCCGTCGAGCACGGCGCCTGATGGCTCGGACGCTGAGTGGTGCATCATCAGCGACCGGATGACGAGGAAGAAATTCCGGCGCAAGTATCCGAAGGCGCAATTCGTGGACTTCAAGACGCTCGGTGCCGGCGATGACTTGATGGGCTGGGCGACCGACGACGAGATCCGAGTCGCCGAGTACTTCAAGGTCGAAAAGACGCCCGATGTGCTTTGCCTGCTGTCGACGGGCAAGACCGAATACAAATCGCAACTGACGCAGAGCGAGTTAGACGGCCTCGGCGTCACGATCGTCCAGGAACGCGAGTCAGTGCGCCGGCGGATCATGTGGTACAAGATGACCGCCAAAGAGATCCTGATGGAACGGGAATGGCCCGGCCGCTGGATTCCGGTCATTCCGGTGTACGGCGCCGAGTACGAGCTCGAAGGCAAGGTCATTCGCTACGGCATGGTGCGCGGAATGCAGGATCCGCAGCGCATGTACAACTTCTGGCGCACGTCTGAGACGGAGATCGTCGCCCTCGCGCCGAAAGCGCCGTGGATCGTCGCCGAAGGTCAGCTCGAAGGCCAGGAAGAAGTATGGAACGCGGCGAATAACAAGAGCTTCGCCTACCTCCAATATAAGCCTGTGATTCTCGACAGCGGCCAGCCCGTGCCTCCGCCGGAGCGCCAGCAGCCACAGGCGATGCCTCAAGCCCAGGTGAACGCGGCGATCGGCGCGAGCGAGGACATGAAGGCCGTGGCCGGCATGTTCGATCCTGCACTCGGTGCAGCCGGGCAGGAAACGAGCGGCGTGATGGTGCAGCGCCGACAGCAGCAATCCGACCGGTCGAATTTCCACTTCTACGACAACCTGTGCCGCTCGATTCGCCATACGGGCAGAATCATCCTGGACCTGATCCCGCACTACTACGACACGCAGCGCGTCATCCGCATCATCGGGGAAGACGGCGTGCCGGACAGCGTGACGATCAACCAGAAGCAGATGAACGAGCAGGGCATCATCACGGCGACGCTCAACGACGTAACGGTCGGCGAGTACGACATCGTGATCGATACGGGCCCTGGCTATCAGACGAAGCGCGAAGAGGCCGCACAGAACATGTTGGGGCTGCTCGGCACACCGCTCGGCGAGAAGGTCGCAGCGACCGCAGACGACATCGTCGTGCGGCAATTCGATTGGCCTGGCGCCGACCAGATTGCCGAGCGGCTCGCGGCTGCCAATCCGATCGCAATGGCCGAGAAGCAGATGCCAGAGAACATCCCGGACGATGTGAAGGCGATCATCGCGCAGCTGCAAGGCCAGAACCAGCAATTGCAGCAGGCGCTCCAGCAGGCCGAGCTCGACAAGAAATATCGCTTGAGCGTCGAGGAGATGCGTCAGCAGGCCGAAACCTCGCGCGCGCAGATGCAGGACGACACCAAGCGGCACGACGTCGCCAGCCGCGATACGACCGCGCGCGACCTTGAAGAGATCAAGGGCCACGTGGCTCTGCTGCTGGCTCACATGAACGTCCGAAAGGAATCTGCGGCGATCGAAGCGGCAGCCAAGAACGACGCGACGCACTAACAGTTTTCCGTTTCACTCTCGCCCCACCCGGTTACCCCGCCGCGTGGGGCGTTTTTATTGGGGCTCGTGGAGTCATCCATGTCTGAAACACGTTCTGTTGTCACCTCTGAATCGCTGATGCAGCAGCTCACCGGTACGCCGGCCCCCGAAGCGAAGACGCCTGAACAACCTACGGGCGACGAGAAGAAGGGCGCTGAAAACACGCCGGAAGGGCAGCAGCCGCCGAAGAAGAAGCCGCTTATCGAAGAACTTGTCCGTACGCGCCATGAGCGCAATGCTTTCCGGGGCGAAGCCGATCAACTGCGTGCAGAGCTTGAAGAGCTCCGTCAGCAAATGCAGGCCAATCAGGCCATGCCGGCGCCGAAGGAAATGGACCCGAAGCCCGAGCGCTCGCAATTCGTCAGCGACGCGGATTACCTCGAAGCGCTGACCGATTGGAAGACGGATCAGAAGCTCGCGGAACGACAACAGGCAGAGCAGCAAGCCCGAGTCGAGGCCACCCAGCAGCAGCTCGCCGATAACTGGGCGAAGCGGCTGGAGGCTGCCAAGACGGATCTCGCTGATTTCGACGAAGTGGTGGGGAAGTCGGAGATCGACCTGCCGAATCACCTGTACGTTGCGATCGTCGAGAGCGATATGGGCCCGCAGTTGGCCTATTACCTGGCTCAGAACCCGAGCGAAGCTCGCCTCCTGAAAGGCATGTCGCAGACCGCCGCGTTGCGCATGCTCGGGAAGCTCGAGGATCAGCTCGAAAAGGCCAGCGAAAAGCCCAAGGAACAGCCGGCAACCGGCGCTGAGAAGAAGCCGGAACCCGCAGTAGAAAAATCGAAGGCGCCACCGCCTATCGAGCCCCTGACCGGAGCGTCAGGACCTGTCGAAAAGCCGACGTCGCAGATGACGTACGCAGAGTACAAGGCTTATCGACAGGCGCAGATCAAGGCTCGAAACGGTCGGTAGCGCTCCACAGCACATGAAGCCCGCTTCGGCGGGTTTTTGCATTTTTGGAGCCTGAAATGACCAATACGATGTTGACCATCAGCGACATCACGAATGAATCGCTGATGGTCTTGGAAAACGAGTGCGTGTTCTCCGACAAGGTGACGCGCGAGTATGACGACAAGTTCGCCATCCCCGGCGCGAAGATCGGTTACACGGTCAACGTGCGGCGCCCGGCCCGCTTCAAGGGCACGGTCGGCCCCGCGCTGAACGTCGAAGACTTCGTCGAGTCGAGCGTGCCCGTTACGCTGACGACGCAGTTCCACGTCGATACGCAATTCTCGACGGCGGATCTGCTGCTTTCGATGGACGACTTCAGCCGGCGCCTGATCAAGCCCGCCGTCGCCACCATCGCCAATAAGGTGGATTTCGACGGGCTGCAGTTCGCATATCAGAACACCGCCAACGCGGTAGGCACCCCGGGCACGAAGCCCAACTCTGCGCTCACCATGCTGACCGCGAAAGCGATCATGGACTCGGAGGCGGTGCCGGACGACGGCGACCGCTGCATGATCCTCGATCCGTTCTCGATGGTCACCATGGCCGACGCGCTGAAGGGCCTCTTCAACCCGCAGGCGATGATTGGCGAGCAGTACAAGAAGGGCATGCTCGGCAAGGACACGCTCGGCTTCGACTGGTACCAGGACCAGAACGTCAACAGCTACAACGTGGGCGCGCAGGGCGGTACGCCGGTCTTCTCGACGTCGGGCACGAGCTCGGCGCTCATCACGACCGGCTGGCAGGATAACGGCACGCTGTACACGACCGGCTGGACGGCATCGACGAACGTGTTGAACGTGG